AAAATAATTAATTTTTTAGTTATTAAAAGATGCAATGTCATTTGTTTATTATAAGAATTTAGTATTTGTTTTTAGTTATTGATTCGTTTAATGGATTCGTTGGAGCGATGTAGACCAGTACGGGGGGAGGGGTCGCAAAATTGACTCCCCCTCTTGCATCGCGGCCGGTCTTTATATTTTCTCCGGAGGAAAAATTGGATTTTCGGTTTTACCATGGTTTAAGTGCAGCTAGAGCAAAACGACTTAGCGTTCCTCGACCTCCTTTCACTAAGTGCTTGTGTAACATTTTTTGATTCTCCTTTCTGTACACTCTAACTGCACTTAAACTGTGGTAAAACCTAGTAAAAGTTTACAGGATCTCCTAAGAAAGGAGTTTAAACATTATGGGAAGACCAAAGAAGGTCAAAGAATCTGAGACCCTTCGAGCTGTCAGACCTGCTTTAACTCCCGAAGCACGGGAGAATCAATTGATTTTTCTAGCCACAGAGCTGGCTGAAAAGCAATTACGTGAAGGAACTGCCTCTTCACAAGTTATTTCACATTATTTGAAGCTTGGAACTGAGAAATCCAGACTTGAATGCGAGAAACTTAAAGCGGAAAACGAACTTATGCTAGCAAAGAAGGCACATCTCGAAGCTGCTGAGCGTTCGGAGGCAATGTTCGCAGAAGCTATCAAGGTGTTTTCCAAGTATCGTGGTCACGATGAGGAGGAAGACAATGAGGAGTACTTCGATGACTACGAAGATTAGAACATATTCCGAACTTGCAAAGTTAAAAACTTTTAACGAGCGATTGGCCTACTTAAAACTCACTGCTCAAGTAGGTCAAGACACATTTGGGTTAGATCGATATTTGAATCAGGTATTTTATCGTTCATCGCGATGGAGGTTAATCAGAGACACAGTAATTGTCAGAGACAACGGCTGTGATCTTGGGATTCCGGAATTATCAATCAATGGCAAAGTGATTATTCATCACATGAATCCGATTACAGTTGACGATATTCTCAAGGACGATCCCGACTGGATCATGAATCCCGAATACTTGATTTGTGTAAGTCATGCAACACACAACGCAATTCATTACGGGGATGAAAAACAATTACTACAAGATTATGTTCCTCGTAGACCAAATGACACATCGCCGTGGAAAATTTGAGGAAATTAGCAATGAATGAAAGCATTCTTGTTTCAATCAAAAAACTGCTCGGTATTGCAGAGGACTATAACCACTTTGATGCCGACATCATCATGCACATTAATACAGTATTTATGATTCTTATGCAACTGGGGGTTGGTCCAACCTCCGGTTTTTCTATTTTAGACGATAGTGCTGTTTGGAGCGATTTCCTGCCTACCGGTCAGCAGCTCGAATCAGTCAAGACGTACATGTACTTGCGAGTGAAGATGATGTTCGACCCGCCACAGTCAGGAACAGTCACACAGTCTACAGAAAACCTCATCAAAGAACTTGAATTCAGACTCAACGTCGAAGTTGATCCGGAGAAGAAATCATGACTTACGAACTTTACCACCACGGCGTCAAGGGCATGCGATGGGGTGTCAGGCGTTATCAGAATAAAGATGGTTCATTAACCGAGGAAGGAGTGTATCGTCGTCGTGCTCAAAGAACCTCTCGGACTAAAAATGATGTCGATCGTATTTACAATAAAATGTCTGATAAGGATAAGGCCCTTCTTGGTGATGATACAGCTTCTAAAGAGTTTCTTACTACTGACGAAGGCGAGTACGTTGTTAAACGCTTTCTAGATAAAGAGGGCGATACGCCGGTTGCGTGGATAGACCTTATGACAACTACAAAGCGTGGTGAATTGACCGTTGCAATAGGAACTGATCCTGATTATCGCGGCCAGGGAAGAGCTCTTAAACTCGCGAAAAAGGGCGTCGAGTGGTTCGATAGAAACGCTGACAAATACGGAGCCGATCGTCTCGATTGGGGTGCCTTTGCTGAGAACGCGGCGTCGAGAAAAATCGCGGAGAAAGCTGGTTTTAAGTACGAACCTGAGAAGAGTGATGATGAATGGACGATATATGGTTATCATAAGAAAGAATTGAAGCATCACGGAATTCTTGGTCAACGTTGGGGTGTTAGAAGATTCCAGAATAAAGACGGCAGTCTGACTGCTGCTGGTAAAGCTAGACGTTTTAAACTTGAAACTAAGAAAGTACGAGAATCATTTAACAACACTCTAAATCCGTTGACTAAAGATCCTATCAACAAAGACGAAGTCAAACGGCGCGGTAAGCTTACTGATAAAGAGGCTGACGAATGTATACGTCTGGCTGATGTAATGTTTGGGAAAGCAGCGTTGGTTGAACCTACAATTTCTGAAGATGTTGTAAACGCAGTTAGAATTTCCGGTTCAAACATGTACGGCTTGGAACACCGTATAAAGCAACCGACGTCACTCGCCGCAAAGATCGGGTCGGATGCTAAAAGCGATAATGTTTCTTTTTCTGAAGCAGCTAGGGGTGTTCGCGACACTCTTAGGTATACGTCTGTTTCTGACAGTAATAGGTTTGTGAAAAGTTATCGCGAGACAAACGCCATCTTATCGGATTACGGTTATGAGCAGACTCGTTGTAAAAACTACTTTTCAAAATACAAGAACGGCGAGGTTCAACACAAGTCCATTCAATGCACGTATCAAGATCGAAACGGCAATCAATTCGAGATTCAGTTTCAAACACCCGAGAGTCAAGCAGCCAAAGAACTAAAGATTCCACTCTATGAGGAACGCCGCAGAAGCGGTTTGACGGAACAACGAAAAGCCGAACTTGAAAACCAGATGCATGAACTCGCGGAAAGAGTGCCCTATCCAAAAGGTGTGCTAGACATCAAATAACTACGCGTAAAAAACATCCCCTTTTATGAGAGAAGAGGAATTATAACGTGCGTTGCGCGACTTCTTCTCTTTTTTGTGTGCGAGGAAAAATTATGTACTACAGATATTCAAGAGACGAGCTAAATCACTTTGGCGTCCCAGGTATGAAATGGGGCATACGACGTTATCAGAACCGCGACGGAACTCTTAATAGTGCCGGCCGCAAAAGATATGAGAAACTATACGGCAAACTTAATTCAGCAGCTGTTAAGCGCAACGACATAGAAAACAAAAAGCAAGATCTTACTTCTCGTTACAAAACCGTGGGTCACGCTAGAGACGAAGCAAGAGCTGCTATACTTCGTGAAAAACGTAATAGGCTCGAGCCAAAAGCTAGCAGATTACAGCAAAGAGTTTTACGTGGAAAAAGTGTGGGATTCTTTGGAAGACAAACACTAAACAAAGCGTATAAGCTTGATCGTTCCATAGCAAAGGCGTCTAAAGCTAAAAACAAGTATGATGCACGGATGTCAAAATTAGACGTCCGAGCGACAAGACTAGAGAAACGAATCGCTAAGTATAACAGAAAACTAACTAAACTAGACCAAGCGCAACTTGATGTCGGTAAAAAGTTTTCTGAATCTTTTAGCTCTATGACACCAGCACAGGTTGCGGCTTATAGAAAAGAGCACGCCAAAGATCGTCAAGCATATCTTAATGAGCGGCAAAAGGAATTCACAAAAGCCGCTTTTAAAGTTGCTGATACGTCGAAGAAAGCTGATAGAGACGAAAAACTTTATTCAATGATGCGAGCAGGGGCGAGCCTTGTTCGTGACAGCGGTAATCAGCGAGATATTTCAAAAGCTGAAAGAAATCTTGAAAAGCAACGGACAAAAACTCAGAAGTCATTAGATGAATTTAACACTGCTAATAGGCACGCTTTTGGCATATACAAAGACATTGATAGAACCACGTCCGAGCTAACTGCTGGAGACTATAAAGTAGCAACTACAGGCGATGGACGTAAGAAAAAGTATAAAGTTACATATACGCCTGGGTATAACAAGCAAATAAAACAAGAGCTTAAGGAATTAAAAGCTATCGAAAACGGTGACTATGATGAGGAGTTTGATGACGGTCGAGTAAAGCGCAGAGCAGCTAAACGAAAATAAGGAATAATTCAAAATGGCACTATCGAATACAGCTGTACCAAAGTATTACGGCGCGTTTCGAGAGGCCGTAATTAGAGGAGAGATTCCAGTTTGCGAAACGATCTCTCTACAAATGAACAGGATTGACGATCTGATTGCCGATCCGACAATGTACTATGACGACGAAGTTCTTGAGGGTTTTATAGCATTTTGTGAGGGAGAACTCACCCTTACAGACGGTGGAGATCTCGTTTTAACAGATGCTTTTAAACTTTGGGCGGAAGACATTTTCTGCTGGTATTACTTTGTTGAGAAAAGTATATATGTCCCTAACAAGAATAATCACGGAGGGCATTACGTTACAAAACGAGTCAAGAAGCGACTTGTAAATAAGCAGTATTTGATCGTTGGACGATCTGCTGCTAAGTCGCTTTATCTCACCTGCGTACATGCTTACGGTTTAATAATTGACACTTCTACAACACATCAGATAACCACATCACCGACAATGAAACAGTCGGAAGAAGTCACACAGCCTTTTGCCACAGCTATTACCAGAGCTAAAGGACCTCTTTTCAAATTCCTTACAATGGGCTCTCTTCAGAACACCACGGGAGCCAGATCTGCTAGGCAGCAGTTAGCCAGTACTAAGAAGGGCATAGAGAGCTTTATCACTAACTCCTATCTTGAAATCAGACCTCTTAAGATCAACAAACTTCAGGGTCTTCGAGTCAAGTATGCCACGCTCGACGAGTGGCTTTCTGGCGATTTACCTGAAGATCCGGTTACTGCGATCGAACAGGGCGGCGCAAAAGGTTTGGCTCCGGATTACATCATCATTGCAGCCAGTTCCGAGGGAACAACCCGAAACGGTATCGGCGATACGATGAAAATGGAGCTAATGGACATACTTAGAGGCGATTACAAGAACCCGCATGTGTCTATCTGGTGGTATAAGCTCGATTCTATAGACGAGGTCAACGATCCAAACATGTGGATCAAGGCCAATCCGAATCTTGGTGTCACAGTTTCCTACGAGACATACCAGATCGATAAGGAAACCGCTGAGAACGTTCCGTCTAAAAGGAATGACATTCTTGCGAAGAGATTTGGCATTCCTATGGAAGGTCATACGTACTTCTTCACTTACGAGGAGACGTTACGACACCGGCAAAGAGAGTTCTGGCAGATGCCGTGCGCTCTTGGGGCCGACCTGTCTCTTGGTGATGACTTCTGCGCTTTTACGTTTTTGTTCCCACTTCAAAATGGGGCATTTGGGGTCAAGACCAGAGACTACATAACGGAGACAACAATGGCAAAACTGCCTGCTGCTATGCATGCTAAGTATGAGAACTTCATTGCAGAAGGCAGCTTAATCGTCATGCCTGGTGTTGTCCTTGACATGATCATAGTATATGAAGACTTAATTAAACACATTGATTCTTGTCAATACGATGTTAGGTGCTTTGGCTATGATCCGTACAACGCAAAGGATTTTGTTGGACGATGGATCGGTGAAAACGGTCCAATGGGAGTAGAGAAAGTTATTCAGGGTTCCAGAACAGAATCGGTTCCTCTTGGCGAGTTAAAGAAGCTTGCTGGGGAAAGATTACTTCTGTTCGATGAAGAACTAATGGAGTTTGCAATGGGCAACTGCATCACCCTTGAAGATACTAACGGTAACAGAAAATTATACAAGCAACGTCATGAGCAGAAAATCGACGCTGTTGCAGCAATGATGGACGCTTATGTAGCGTACAAATTAAATGTGGAGGAGTTCGAATGAGTAATAAAACTCCGAGCCAACAGAGGTACTTCGATTATTCGTATGAGTTGTATCATTTCAATCCGTTTCATGACAAGATGGGCCGATTTGCCAGCAGTTCAACAGGGGCACGAGGCTATGTTGGTAGAAACGGAAAGTTAACCCCTAAAGCCATACGTAGACTTAACGCAGCCAGTGATTCTAATAACAACAATAGCAACGGTAACGGCGGTAATGGCGGTGGTGGCGATAACAACAAAAACAATAATAACAACAACGGCGGCAAGATTAAGATCGATAAGAACGGCCGTGTAGCTCCGGAGGACCAGGACAGAGCTATTAGTGAGATTGAAAAGCAGATTTCAAAAGACTGGAGTAATAAGTCTAGTGTTTTGTCAAATTCTTCTAAACTTCTAAACGACGTTGGGAAATTCAGAGAAAAGAACCGAAACCGAACAGCGAAGACCAAAGCGGCTGGTGAAAATCTTACAGAGATGTCCAATGACGATCTTAAAAAGTACATAGACGAGCGAACGGAACGGATGAATCTTGAGCGGAAATATCGCGAGATCAAAGAAGCTGAGTATAACCGAGGTCGAGCAAAAGTAGACGACGTGCTTGAGACCGCTGGTACAATACTTGCTCTCGGTGCTACAGCCGCCACAATCGCAGCTACAATTCATACACTGAAATCGTGAGGAATAATTCAAAATGGCAATATTTTCGAATCTAGGCTTTCGAGCTAGGTCGGCTTGGAATGCGTTTTTCAACAAAGATCCTACTCCGTTTGCTGATTACGGTAGTACATACTCATATCGACAATTCAGGCCATATTCTTATAGGAAGGACAAAAGTATTGTACCTGCTGTACTAACCAGGTTTTCGGTTGATGCAGCAGCTGTTGACATTAAGCATGTTCTTTTTGACGAAGAAGAGCGACTGAAGAAAGTGATTAATTCGTCGTTGAACGATTGTCTTACTCTTGAGGCTAATGTCGATCAGACTGGACGCTCGTTTATACAGGATGCGGTTTATTCAATGCTGGATGAAGGCACTGTTGCACTGGTTCCGATTGATACAGATGGGGACCCTGTTCAGAGCGATTCGTATGACGTTCTCACCATTCGTACAGGCAAGATACTTCAATGGTATCCGTTATATGTCCGTGTTCAAGTATACAACGAGCGTAGCGGAAAGCAGGAAGAACTCGTCATGCCAAAGAAAATGGTGGCTATTGTTGAGAATCCGTTTTATTCGGTAATGAATGAGCCAAATTCGGTTATGCAAAGGCTTATCAGAAAACTGGCGCTACTCGACCTGTTCGATGAAAAAAATAGTTCTGGAAAATTGGATCTGATCATCTCATTTCCACATATAATCAACACCGAACGGCGAAAGACTCAAGCTGAAAATCGCAGAGCGTCTATCGAAGAACAGCTGGTGAATTCTAAGTACGGCATTGCTTATACGGACGGAACTGAGCGCATTACCCAGCTTAATCGACCGATTGAAAACAATCTTCAATCCGAAGTTGAATACCTGACCAAACTTCTTTTGGCCCAGCTTGGTATAACTCAGGGTGTACTTGACGGTTCAGCAAATGACACCGAGATGATCAACTACCGTAACAGAATTATTGAACCGATTTTATCAGCTCTTACAACTGAGATGCGACGTAAATTTCTTAGTAAGAACGCCAGGACAAGAGGCGAAACAATACACTTCTTCCCGAACGCATTTAATCTCGTTACTGTACCGCAGATCGCAGAGATCTCTAGTACTTTAATTAGTGCTCGCGTTCTTACTGCTAATGAGGGACGCCAGCTTCTTGGTTTGAGTCCTTCTTCTGAAGAAGGAGCCGATACACTTTCCAACCCGAACATCGACAAGATGATTGATGCTAAGAAGGCTGTAAAAGATTCAGATCAACCAGTCAACACGGAGGTAAAAAATCAAAATGAGGAAACCTGACTTTAGAGGTTGGGCTACCCGTAACGGCTTACGGTGTTCTGACGGACGAACAATCGGAAAAGACGCGTTCAAAGATCAGGACGGCCAGTCAGTTACGATGGTATGGATGCACCGCCACGACGACCCCGATTATGTTATTGGGCATGCTATTCTTCATAACGCCCCGCAGGGTGTGATTGCAGACTGCTATCTCAATGATACAGAGAAGGGGGTCAAAACTAAGGATCTCGTTAAAAACGGGGATGTTGTCGCATTGTCTATTAATGCCAACGATCTCGTACATAAAGGTGCCGAGGTAGTACACGGCGTGATTCGCGAAGTAAGCGTTGTTCTGTCTGGTGCGAACCCTGGCGCTTTAATTATGCCCACGACAATCACACATTCAGCAGGCGGAGAAGAAGTCATTTCAGAAGCTGAAATTTTTACTGGCTATTCTCTTATTGAAGACGACGATGAAATTTCTCACGCCTCTGACACCAAAGAGGAGGAGAAACCAGTGGCATCAGAAGAGACAAAGAAACCTGAGAGCGAGGAAACTGTAAAGGACGTTTTTGACACTCTCAATGAGAAACAGAAGAAGGTTGTTTATGCCCTTATCGGTGCTGCTATTGCCGACGAAGAGGGTGATGACGATGAAAAAGAACCCGAGGAGGAAAAAGAAGTGAAGCACAACGCATTTGACGATGCAGCAATCCGCAGCGATAATTTCCTGACTCTCGCAGATCAGGAGACAATTCTGCACATGGCAAAAGAACCTGGCATGACATTCCAGACGGCTCTGGCTACATTCGCCGGCGATAACGGAATCGAGCTTCAGCATGACGCGATCAGCAGCGGTTTTACACAGGACGCCAATCCCGGTAACGTTTCCTGGCTGTTCCCCGAGTATAAAGATCTCGGTCCTGCAGCTCCAGAGCTTCTGACAAACGATCAGGGCTGGATCAGTACCGTACTCAATAAAGTTCATAAGAGCCCCATTTCCAGGATCAGAACCCGTTATGTCGATATCCGCAACATCGAGGGCGCGCACAATGATCTTCGTGCAAGAGGATACCAGAAGGGTAAAGAGAAGCAGCTCACCGGCAACTTCAAGCTGGTCCGCAGAACCACAGATCCTCAGACCATTTATGTGAAGTCCCAGCTCCACAGAGATGACATCATCGACATCACAGATTTCGATTACGTCCAGTATCTCTACAACATCGACAAGATGCAGCTGAATGAAGAGCTGGCTATGGCCATCATGCTTGGCGACTTCCGTCAGGACAGCGATTCCGACAAGATCTTCCCTGAGCACATCCGTCCTATCTGGACCGATGATGAGCTCTACACAATGCACTACGATTTCGACATTGCAGATGCTCGTACTCGTCTGCAGGGTACTGAGACCGGCTCCTTCTTCGGCGACAACTACGTCTATGCAGAAGGTCTGATCGAGCAGTGCCTGTACGCTCGTGAGAAATTCAAAGGCTCCGGTACTCCTGATTTCTACATGACTCCTCATATGCTGAATGTTATGCTTCTGTCCCGTGATCGCAACGGCCGTCGTATCTTCGGCTCCAAGGCTGAGCTTGCATCCGCTCTGAATGTCAGCTCTATTGTTACTGCTGAGCAGTTTGCAGATCGTACTCGTACAGATACGGCTTCCAAGCAGCACAAGCTTCTTGGTCTGATCGTCAACCTGGCAGACTACAGCCTGGGTGCTACTAAGGGTGGTGAGATCACTCACTTCACTCAGTTTGACATTGACTTCAATATGCAGAAGAGCCTGCTGGAGACTCGCTGCTCTGGTGCTCTGACCAGGGTTTACTCTGCGATCGCAATCGAGGAGCCTGTCGCTTCCGGTACCACTGGTGATTGATCGGAGGTGATTTGATGAACACAACAAAGAAAGATGCTCTTAAAGCTATTCTTTCGGCGTTCGGTCAAACCACAACTGAGAAAACAGAAAAGGGACTGATCTTTCAGATATCAGAGGCTTTTCAGACTGCCAGCGAAGAAGGTCAGATTGTTATCAATGTGATCGAGCTTCCGGAGGTAAATAGTTCTGATAATGGAAAGGTGCTCGGTGTCATTGATGGCAAGTGGGCTATCAAAGACATGAGCAGCTTTATTCAGGACAGTACTGGTGAATAGCGTAAAACAAAGGGAATTTCAAAATGAGCAAATATTTTGGAAAAATCGGCTACGGTTTAAGTGAGGAAACCAGACCGGGTGTCCACGAATTGCGGATAGTCGAGAAGGATTATTATGGAGATATCGTGCGGAATACTCGCCGTTTAGAAAACGGTGGAAAGGTCAACGACGATCTGAATATTAACATGACCCTCAGCATCGTAGCCGACCCCTTTGCATATCAGAATTTCCATCAACTCAAATACGCAGAGTATATGGGAGCTAAATGGAAAGCAACATCTGTGGAACCACAGTATCCTAGATTAATAATTACTTTAGGAGGTGTATACAATGGGGAAGATGATTGACGATCGTCTTAAACTACACGAGATTCTTTGCGATACTCTTGGCTCTCGTAATGTATACTTTCAGCCTCCGGAGTCTGTAAAGATGAAATACCCGGCGATTAGATATAGCCGAAGTCCGATTGAGATCACATATGCAGACAATAGTAATTACAGACAAAGCGTTTCGTATATGATTACAGTAATCGATAGAGACCCAGACAGCGAAGTTGTAGAGAGGGTTTCTCAGATTCCGCATATCTCGCACGATCGTTCATATGTTGCAGACAATCTAAATCACGATGTATTCACACTTTATATGTAAGGAGAAACTACTATGCCTAATACTAAACATAAACTTGTATGGGACAAAGTTGGTGAAAAGAAATGGGAAACCGGTGTTGATCGTACCGTACTGTTTCCTATGACCGCAAATGGTACACACGGAAACGGTGTTGCCTGGAGCGGTATTACAGCAATCAATGAAAGTCCTTCTGGCGCAGAACCCACCAAGATCTACGCTGACAACATCGTATACGGCGTACTGATGAGCCCTGAAGAGGACGCGCTTACTGTTGAAGCATTTACCTATCCTGATGAGTATGCCGAGTGCATCGGCGAGGCCACTATCGGAACTGGTGCTGTTATCAAGCAGCAGGTTCATAAGCACTTCGGTCTTGCATATCGCACTATGATCGGTAATGATACTGCCGGAACTGACTACGGTTATAAGATCCACATCTTCTGGGACTGTGTTGCCGGCGCTTCTGAGGACAGCAACTCCACGATCAATGACAGCCCCGAGCAGAAGACCTTCTCCTGGTCTGTCACGACACTGCCCGTGCCTGCTGAAGGATTCCAGCCTACTGCTTGCATGGTTATCGATTCCACGACCGTTCCTGAGGCTAAGCTCAAGCAGATCGAGGATCTTCTGTACGGCACTGCCGGTGA